CCGGACGTCGTGCCTGCAGCAATCGAAAGTAACGGATGCGAAGTGGGAAAAAGAGACGCGGTGGATCTACTACGACCGCGAGAACTATCAAGTGTTCCGCAAGGCGGGCGAGGCAAAGGCGATCGAGCTGGTGGACGAAGGGCGGCACGGGTTGGCAGCGCAGCGCCGGGTGCCGGTATTCGAGATGAAAGTGTCTGAGGGGTTATGGCTGATGAATAAGTCCGCGCTCCTGCAATTGGAACACTTCAACAAGTCCAACGCGCTTTCCTGGGCGTTGACGATGGGGCTGTTCGCGAGTCCGGTGATTTATTCGGACAAGGAATGGAACCAGGTGATGGGGGAGAGCTACTTCATCCAACTCGGCAAAGACGACCGATTCGGGTGGACGGAGCCGGCAGGCACGGTTTATCAGATAGCAGCGGACAACCTGGTCCGGTTAAAGGACGAAATCTACCGTGTTTGCTATCTGATGAACCAGGCCGAGGAAGCGCGAGGCGGACTCCTACAGGCGTCCGGAGCGAGCAAGCAGAGAGACTTCAGCGTGACGCAAGAGGTGTTGCGCGGGTACGGGGACATGGTGAAGGACGCGATGAAGCAGGTACTGCGGGCGGTCGCGGAGGCGCGGCAGGACGAGGTGTCGATCGATGTATCGGGGATGGACGAATTCGACATCGGGGATTTCAGCAACGAACTGGACGACGCCAAGAAGCTGCTGGACTTGGGGATCGCTTCGGAGACGCTGAAGAAGCAGGTATTTAAGAAGCTGGCGTTCAAGTACCTGTGCGACGCGCGGCAGGAGATCAAGAACCGGGTGGCGGAGGAGATCGAGGCAGGGTAGGAAGTTACTTCAACGCAGAGACGCAGAGAGCGCAGAGAAAGCGCAGAGAAGACAGTTTGGGGATGAAAAGGGCCACCGCGGCTGAGGTGGACGGAAGGTCAAGAACAACGAAGAGAGACAGACGACAGAAGGCGATCGTCTGTCCCACGACAGCAAGCAAGGGATTGGGAGGTATATGGAAGGCATCGACATACAAGCGATCGTACGGCAGGCGGTACAGGAATTCGTGAACAACGAACAGGCGAAGACGGAGCCGGCGCACAAGGCAGAGTTGCAGGAGGAGCGGAAGCGCCGGGAGCAACTGGAGCGCCGGTTGAACGAACTGGTGGAAGAGAACAAGCGCAGCCGCAAGGTGGCGGCGGAAGCGGAGCGGAGCTCGACGGTGCGGGCCGAACTGCAGCGCTTGGGAGTAGCGAAGGTAGATCTGGCGTTCCGAGCGGTACAAGACGGGATCGTGCGGACCGAGGACGGGCGGCTGGTAGCCCGTAACGAGGCCGGCGAAACGCCGTTGAAGGAATACCTGACGGCTTTCGTGAACGAGAATCCGGAGTTTCTCCCGGCGCGAATTGCCGGGGGGACGGGGATGACGGCCACCCCAAAAGCTCCGGCGGGCGGCCGGGAAACGGTGGAACTAGAGCGGATACGGCCGGGGATGAGCGCCGGGGAAATGCAGCGGGTACGAGAGGAAATCGTGCGCGTGGCGTCGCAGACCCTTAAGGGGATGTGAAGAGGCCCATAACGGGGCAGGAATGCCGGCGGCGTGGGTGCAGTAGAAAAGGAACTTTCAAAGGGAGAGAGAACGAATGGCAGCTATTACTTCAAGTAACGTCGCAAACGCGATTGTCAAGCTGGTGGCGGTAGACGCATTGCCGGTACTGATTGGGAACCTCGTGATGGGGAACCTGGTGAATCGCGATTACGAGCCGGTGCTGGCGCAAGCCGGCGACACGGTAAACATTCCGATTCCGCCGACGATGGTGGCGAACAACATCGCGGAAGGCGGAACGGTACAGACGCAGAATCCGAGTCTGGGAAATGCGCAGATCGTGCTGAACACGCACGCGGAAGCGACGTTCCAGATTCCGGATGTAACCAAGGTGCTGGCGGTGCCGGACCTGTTAAAGATCTACATGGAGCCGGCGGTGGCGGCGATCGCACAGAGGATCGAAAGCGATCTGCTGGGGCTGTACGCGGGGTTCACGGCGAACAGCGCGGTGGGGACGGCCGGGACGGTGATCACGGAAGCGGTGATCGACGCGGCGGAGACGGCGATGTTTTTGTCGAAGGTACCGCCGAGCGATCAGAAGTTCATGGTAGTGGACGCGGCGACGTACTCGGCATGGAGGCAGATTCCGCGGTTCAGCGAATTCCAGACGGCGGGCGATGCCGGACTGCGGACGTTGATCTACGGCAGCGTGGGGAAGATCAAGGACTTCTTCGTCTTCCGCTCACAGTTCGTGCAGAAGACGGGCAGCACTCCGGTGACGACGCACAACATGGCGTTCACGAAGGACGCCATTGGGCTGGTGGTGCGGCGGCTGCCGCAACCGCTGCCGGGGACGGGTGCCATCGCGGAGTATGCGGAACTGGGCAACTTCGGGATGCGAGTGGTGATGAGCTACCAGCCGAACACACTGGCGCAACAGTTCACGGTAGACGTGCTGTACGGGTGCGCGGTGCTGCGGAACGCATCGGGCGTGCAGGTGAACACCTAGGAGTAAGACGGCATCCCGCCCGCGTCAAGGGCGGGATGCCGGTGCTCACGGGGAGCGTGGCGAGGAAAGGAAGAGGCATAAGAGTCCGAGCTTCGCTCGGATTGGCAAGCTGAAGCGTGCCCCACCAAAGCAGTCGTCCGAGCTTCGCTCGGATGCGCCGGCTGAAAGCCGGCGGCAGCCAGGAATGGCTGCCCCACAAGGTGACAGTGCACGAGACTAAGGAGAAAAGGAAGACACATGGATCTACAGATGTATTACCAGAAGATACGCGAGACGGAAGGGAAGATCGCGGATGAGTTTGCGCTCGTGGTGAGCCTGGAGACGTCGGACGGGGGCAAGAGCGGGAGGAAGACGGAGGTGCCGCGCCGGTTAGCAGCCAAGATGCTGGTGGAGGGGCAAGTCCGGCTGGCGTCGAAGGACGAGGTGAAAGCGCATCGCGAGACGCAGGCGGAGGCCCAGCGAACGGCGGAGCGGGAGGCGGCGGCAGCGAGGCTCCAGTTGACGGTGTTATCCACGACGGAGCTGGACAGGCTACGGAGCGAGGCGCGAAAAACGAAAGAGTAGGCGGCACACGATGGCATTGTTCACGGACAGCGCGGTTACGGGCATCGAAGATCTGAGGGGGCACGACTCGCAGATACTGAATGTGGCCACGGTCGAGGGCATCGACGTGACACGGAAGTTGGCGTTGGCACATGAGGAACTCTGCATAGAGGTGGAGGGGCTGCTGGACCAGTTGAAGACGCCGATGGCGATCTATGAGGTTGCGGGACTGCTGGGGGGGCTGAATACGCCGCCGGCGGTGCAGCAGGTAGTGATGACGCCGCCGCTCAAGCTGTGGCATGTTTTCCGAACGCTGGAAATGGTGTACGCGGACGCGTACAACAGTCAACTGAACGACCGGTACGCGGGGAAGCGTGACGAATACCACGAGATGGTGAAGTGGGCGTACAGCCAGGTAATCCGGGGCGGGCTGGGGATTGTGACGGACCCGATGGAGCAGGCGGCAACGCCGGTGGTGCTGCCCTCGGCAGGCGGCCTGGCAGACGGCACGTATTATGTCGCGATCGCGTGGACAAATACGGCGGGCGAAGAGGGGGAGAGTTCGGTACCTGCGATGATCCAGGTTTCGGGCAGTTCCTTCGCGGTACAGACAGCCGCGCCGCCGAAGGTCAAGGGATGGAACGTGTACTGCGGGACGAGCCCGACGACGATGACGATACAGAACTCGCCGACGCTCGAGCCGGGGCAGACCTGGGTGCAGGCGGACACGTTGTCGACAACGGGACGGCTGGCGGGCAGCGGGCAAAAGCCGACATACCGGCTACCAGTGCCGCGGACGATACAGAGGGGCTGATGACAAGCAGAATCGGAAGTGCGGCGACGGGGAAGGTACTCGAGCGGATCACGGGGCCGAGCGGAGTGAATGCCGGCCTAGGGGCGTTGACAGAAGGGGAGCCGGAGTTGGCGAGGCTGGTGAACACTTCACAGGTACGCGCGCAAAACGTAGCGGCGCAGGTGGCGGAGCACGCGCTGGGCGTGAAGTATCCGGCGGTGAACGTGTACTGCGAAAAGATCGTAAACGATCTGCGGCAGAAGTTCCAGATATTCTCGGGGCAGGTGGAGATGGCGATCGAGGTGCGGCAATCGCAAGACCGCTTGGAGGGGATTGAGGACAGCCTGGAACTCTATGTGGACGCGGCGATGCAAATGCTGGACGGAAGCCGGGGCGATTGGGGCGACGGGATGTACTACGGTGGCGGATACGAGGTGGCGTTCGGAGCGGTGAAGCAGGGCGGGAAGAATTTCATACAGGTGGCAAAAGTCACTTTCCAGATCGGAGTGAACAGGAACTAGTATGTCTACATATATTTCGTCCAACGCGAATCGATTCTACACGGCGTTGGAGAGTGGGTACGGGAGTGTGGGATCGATCACGGCGGCCGGCCGGATTCCGGCGGTGAAGCTGGGGATCCAGCAGACGGTGGCGACCGGGACGCGGCGCGACAAGACGGGGAGCCGGACGTTCGCGGGTGTGCCGGCGGGAGTGAGGCGGCGCACGGATTACACATTGCAGACGTACTTGACGAGTTGGGACAAGGCGACGGCAGGGCCGGGATACGGTGCGCTGTTTCAGGCGGCGATGGGCGGGAGTCCGGTGAAGTACGGAGGAGGGACCGCGGCATCGAGCACGGCCGCGGGGCGACTGGGATTCGGCGCGGCGCACGGGCTAGTGGCGGGGCAGGCGGTGTGCTTCGGGGGCGAGATCCGGTTCGTGACAGCGCTTGTGGATGCGCAGACAGTACAACTGAATGCGCCATTCACGGTACTGCCGGCGACAGGAGCAGCGATCACGGCGGCGGTGACATATAGCACGGCGACGGCGTTGCCGAGCGTGAGCATCTTCGACTACTGGAGTCCGGCGACGGCGGTGCAGCGGCTGCTCAGCGGAGCGGGAGTGGACCAGTTAGACATCGTGGTGAATGGCGACTACCACGAATTCCACTTCAAGGGAGTGGCACAGGACGTAGTGGACAGCGCTAGTTTCGAAGCCGGCGCGGCGCAATTGCAGAGCTTTCCGGCGGAGCCAGCGGTGGCGGAGTTCGACTACTCGATCATACCGGGGAACATGGGGCAGGCGTGGTTGGGGACGGGGCCATCGCAGTTCTGCACGATCACGGCGGCGACGGTCACAGTGAAGAACGCACTGGACACGCGGGACCGGGAATTCGGAGTGAGCGGGGC